TAATCCTGCTACAGCTTCATCTACATATGATTTTATAGCAACATCAGAATTTGATGAAGGCGTACTCATTCCTGTTATAGAGCCACCAGTTATAGAAACTGAATTACTAGCCTGTGTTGATATTGTGCCAAGACCAAGATTTGTTCTTGAAGTAGATGCAGAGGAAACATCACTAAGGTTATTACTTGCAGTAAGTTTACCAGTTAATTGCGTTTGTGCATCACTTGTTAAACCACCAATGTATTGAAATTCTGTATCGGTAACTGAACCATCGGCAATTTTAGTAGCCGCAATTCCTGTCGCAACTGCTGTATTACCAACACCTGCTGTTTTAATAGAAACTGCCCCAGAGGTAACATCAAAGTTAGAACTAGAGAATGATGCTACACCTTTATTTGAAGTGGTTGCATCTTCGCCAGAATAAGTAATTGTTCCACTAGACTCTGCAACATCTAAACCTTCGCCTGCCGCATAAGTAATTGTACCACCAAGAGCAGTTGCCGTAGAGTTAGAGCCATCTGTTACAGTTATAGATGAATTAGTAAGACTTGAATTAGCAATGTTAGATAGCGTGTTAGAGCTACCAGAAATAGTTTTGTTTGTAAGAGTATCGGTTGAGCTTTCTGTGACTACTGTTCCGTCAATAGCAAGAGTAACATTATTACCAGATGCACTTGACGTTATTCCTGTGCCACCAAGTATGCCTAGAGTCTCACTATCAAGATCAATAGCTATTGTCGAAGAGCCATCACTAATGTCTAAATCCTGTGCAGTAACTTGACTATCTACATATGCTTTAATACTTTGTTGAGAGGCAACAGCAGTAGCACTATCTGATGACATATTATCTTCATCTTTAAAAGCAGTACCAGATAATGATGTGTTAAGAACAGGGGATGTTAATGTTGGGCTAGTTAATGTTTTGTTTGTCATGGTAATACTACCAGACTCTACAAATGCTTTAACAGATTGCTGTGAAGGAGGAAGTATTGCACTATCCTCTGTCATAGCGTCTGTGTCTATTACAGGAACACTAGGGTTATTAAATACACTACCAACAAATACTGATACAGTTGTATCGCCAGAGTTTATAGACCCACTATCAAAAGTAAAAGTAACTGTTGTATTCGGAGAAGAATAAGAAGACGTAGCAATTTTACCATACAAAGTGCCTGTCGCTGTACCTATAACTTTAACTCTACGACCAACATGATAAGTAGAAGACACATCAGCATTAATCGTAACACTTGTAGCCGAAGCTCTGGTGTACGTTACTGTTTGATTTCCACTACCAAGTAAAAACCATTCTTTGTCATTCCAAACAGTCCTTAAATCTTTGGAATATTCTCTAAGTGCGTTATTAACGTCACTAGGAGACATACCCTCTGCAATAGAAACACCATTAATACTGGTATTATTGCTTGCTGTTGTACTAAAGTTACTTATTGTCATTTTTTTTCCTTATTCTGCTAGTCTAAATCTTTTTGGTTTATTTTCTGTTCCTTCACTTTGTATCTGTGGAAGATTGTTAGCGATGTACCCTTTTATTTTTAATGCAAAAGGTTTTACGTTTTGTTGATTTGCTCTTCTTAACATTTCTTTTCCCAACTCTGGGTCAAGAAAACTTCTTACCATTAAACTTTCCATAGTTGCTTGTGGTTGAAAACCTAATGCTTTTGATAGTAATTCTGATAATCTAAAAATTGCACTTCCTCTAATTATTCCGTACATAGAAGCTAAAAACAATCTTGAGTTATTCAAAGTTTGAGCTAACATTGTTACATCAGAATCCGTAACAGCTTTTAAATTTATGTTTTCAAAATTTTTTAATAAACTATGAACATTTTTAACTGTATTTAAACCTTTTTTACCTAAAATTTCTTGATAAATTTTTGCTGTATTATCAGTCATAAAAGAATTAAAACGAGCAACAGCAGTAGTTACTAAATCCCCACCCATTGCATTAACATTGAATTTAGTTAAATTTTCTTCTGCAAAATCTATAAATACATTTCTCAAGCCTTGTTGTGCTAAAGGATTATCTTTAGTTAGTGCCTTTGCTTCTTGTATAGTTTTTAGAGCTTTATCTATTGGTAATTTTAAAACAGCATTTGCAAATTTATTTGCATCTAAATCAATTAAATTATTAAGTGCTTTGTAAGATAAATCTTTTTGTCTTTGTGAAATATTACTTTGCAATTCTTTTAATTTTGCATTGTTAGATAATATTTTGTTATCTTGTATTTGTAATTCTCTTTTAGCACCTTCTATAATTTTATTAGATTTACTAAATTCTGGTGTTTTTAATATTTGTTTATAATTTCTAATAAATCTTTTAACAGCGTTTAAATTTGTTTTAGCATTTTTACCTGTTACGTTATTAGCAAATTGATATAAAACATAATCATTAACATCATCTAATATTTTTGCTTGAGAAACTTCGTCTTTTGAAGCTCTTGAAATCATGTTGTTGAGTTGTTTAATAGTTTCTTTAGAACCACCAACAGGTTTGCCAATTATAAATTTATTGCCTACTTCTGAAGGGAAAAATGGTTTATTTCTTTGTATTCCATCTTTGTATATTTTACCTACACCTTCTTTCCAAGCAGGGGTAAATGTATCTTTATAATATACTAAAGCCTCTTTTGCTCTATCTGATACTGATTTATCAGTTTTATTAATTAATTTTTCTGTGTAATCATTAATAGATTTTTTTATTGCACTTAATCTTTTAACTACTTCGCCATTAGCCTCATCTGATTTTAAATATGTATTAATTTTAGATGTTAATATAGGTCTAATAGCTGATAATTGTTGATACGTTAATGGTGTTTTAGTTTTATTAGAAGCTAATTTTTTTAATGTATTATAAATAGCTCCTGTTTTTTTGTCATTTAAAACATTTTTAGTTAATGTATTTAATAATGAGCTAGTAAGTTTTGGAGTTTTGCTTAGTGTAGAATTGTTAAGTGCATCCCTAAGTATAGCTCTGTCTAATATAACAGTACCATTAGGGTCTATACTATTAAATAATTTATTTTTATTACTTACTAAACTTTGTAAATCTTTTCTTAATGCTGTATCTATATTGCTTGATAAAATAGATGGGTCTTTTTTTGCGTATTTTGTAAAACCTGTAATTAAATTATCTGTTTCATCTATTGCTTCTTGTAAGTTAATATTTAATTGATTTTTTAAATCTTCACTTGCTCTTAATTTAGTTGCTGTTGTTTCAACAAATTCTGTTGTTGCTAGAGGTTGTGTTTTTAATGACTTTTGCAAAGCATTTGTCATACTAGCTATGTTTTGTATTTTTCTGTTAGTCATAGCACTACTTGTTCCTTGAGCTGTGCTAATATTTCTTTCCATAGCAATCAAACCTACATTTTTACTAGACGTTCCTACTGTTGGAGTTACACCTACTTTACTTCCAATTTCAACAGCTTCATCAATATTTGCTATTAACTGATCTGTAACATCATCTGGTAATTTTGTTTCTCTGTTAAATTGTGATGATGGAAATTTCTCTGGGTCTGCTTGGTAAATATTTTTAGACATTTTTTTAGCAAGAAGGTTTTTTTGTACTTCTTTACTAAAAGGTGCTGATATACTTTCTTTTATACTAGCAGGTATAAGAGGTTTTAACCCCTTAACAATAGCATCAACACCTAATACCGCAGGTATAGTTTCTGCTCCTACTTTTAATCTTTTTTCTAATGCTGAATCATCTTCATTAATTTTTGTTGGAGATATATTTATTCCAAAAGCATCTGCTACAGTCATTGCTTTTTCTGGGTCAGTTACCGCTACATCAGATGCAGTAATTCCTAATAAGTTAGTTCCATATTTTAATGCTTTAGGTAATTGAGAAGCATTAGTTAATCTTGTTACACCAACAGCAGGAGCTATATATTGACCTCCTGTTGCAATAGCATCTTCAATGTTTTGTCTAAGAGGGTTAGCTTGACCAAATGTTTGACCATCGCCAGCAGGTAAGTCTGCAACATCTGGTAAAAAGTTTCTTATATTTTCTGCTGTATTATCAAAAAATTCTTTAGTTTCTTTTTTTTCTGCATCTGTTTTATTAGTCATTAGACTTGGAGTACCCATAACTAATGATGCAATATTAGGTGTGTCTGACTCTGCAAAAAACGAACCTATGTCAAACCCAAAAGATGCAATGTTAGAAATAATATCTTTACCTGCTTGATATGTAATTCTTGATGATGCCATAGTAGGCGAAGAAAACAACATACCTAGTTGTTGATCTACAACACTACCTGCACCAGAGACAGGTTGATCTATGTCTTGTTGTATATCATTTTTTAGAATTTTTAACTTTTCAATTTGTTCTTCATTAGGTTTATCGCCTTTGAATTTAATTTTAATTGGCAAACCAGTATCATTGTCTAAAACATTTTTACCATTAAGTTTTAATGTAGCTGAACCCATAATTTATAAATCATCCAAATTTATTGTTATACTTGTTGCACTTTCTGTGCTTTCTTCATTGTTATTAAAAGTTGCAAAAGGAGAATTTTTTAATTCAGTATCTATATCTGAAACCAAATTAGAAAAAGTATTCTCTCCTAAATTATTTGCACCTTTTATTCCTGTAACATTATTTTTAAAACTTCTTACAGCATTGTTTTTTAATCTTTCAGCATTTAGAATTAGTGCATTTTTATCAGATATTCCTCCTGCTGTTAAAATTTTAAGTGCATTGTCAAAATCTCTTTCTGATATTCTGCCATCAGGATTATTTTGTTTTGCATAATCATAAGCTATTTGCACGGCAGTTGATTTTAAAATTCCTGTTGTTCCTGCATTATTCGTTTGTATTTTGTTATCTAAAGTTTTTTCTGTTTTTGCAAAAAAATCATCTATATTGGATTGTTCATTTCCTGTATTATCTTTAAATAATCCGCCTGCTTCTTTTGTTAATGTTTTAATATTATCTACTGTTAAAACAAAACTACTTAATGAACTTGATGTTAATGCTTCTGGGTTTGTTAATTGTGTTTGATAATCAGTAATATTTTGTACTAATGTTTTTGTATTACCAAATTGTTCTGAAACATTATTGCTAACACTATTAGGAATAACAGTAGGAGTTTCATCTGTTTGTAAACTCATTTCAACAAAATTATTTTTAAATCCTTCTGTTTGCATTATTTTTTGATCGTCAGGATTGTTTAAATCTAAAGTTAATGTGTTTCCTTTTTTATCAACGTAGGTTTGTGTATTTGCTTTTGTTTGAGTTTTAGTATTTTTTTTAATTTCTAATTCTTCTTTTTGTAATTCCAATAAAGCATCTTTGTATGCTTTTTCATTTGCTAATGCTTGTGCTTCATTAGATCGTGCCATACCTCTTGCAAAAGCCTCGCCCATACCAACAGGTTTTGTTGAATATGCACTTGCTTCTAATAAACCCTGTGCCATTCCTTTTCCACTTGGAGATAAAATATAATTTAAAAGATTATCTCTATAATTAGGTGGGGTAGGAGGTCTATTATTTGCCATTGAAATATTTTGTCTGTTAGATACTGGATTGACTAACAAAGGATTTGATGAAGGTTTTTTTCTAGCTTTTATGTTAAGTGATCTTGCATTAGGATAAACAGGATTAGCAATAGTGCCACCTCCATAAACGCTGTTTGCATTACCACCAACATTTTGATACGAGCCTGTAAACTCATCGCCTCTATACGGATTAGAATAATAAAAAGGATTGCTTCTAGTTACCATTAAAAGAACCCTCCTAATAATCCACCACCGATTGCACCATACATCGGATTCATACCTTGAATACCACTAGCAATTTGTGAGCCTGCCATAGCACCACCAAGTAATCCTGCACCTGTGTTTCTAAAGACAGGTTGCGTTTGTGAAACTGTTTGTGCGTAAGGAGAACCAATAGAACCAAGATACTCACGAAGTTTGTAATATGGTTTTTGATTTTCGAAATCAAAACGATTAATTGAATCTTGGATTTGAGCCATTTCTTGACCCTCTCGTTGTTGTCCAACACCTGCTAATGCTTGTATGTCTTGATAGTCAGCCTGTGCAAGCTGTGGAGCTAACTGTGTAGCCGCCATCATGTTTTGTCTTTCCATTTGGTAGTTAGGTGCGTACACTTTGTTTGCAAGCTCTCCTAACTCGTCTGCTAAGACTCGTTGGTTAGCCGCACTACCTAATCTTCCTGCTTTAGAAAACTGTGATTGAACTCCTGCTGTAACATCGCCTGCCATTTGATTATATAAACCTTGTAAGTATGGGTTCGATGTTGGCGATAGATAGTTACCTTGTAAGATATTATTTATTTCATTTTGTGATGAACCAAGAAGAGGATTACCTCCCGTAGCTCTAGCTGTTGCTAATTGTAATGCTGTTTCTGTTTCTGGGGAAAAATCAGCATATGTTTGATTAGGATAATAATTAGGTACACTAGACTCAAACAAGTTTTGTGCTTGATCGAAAGCCTGTGATAAATATGGGCGTACAAATTCACTTGGCTCTGCACTTGTTGTTGTTGTTACGTTACTTGGATTGCTACCTTTACTCATAGTTCTTTACTCATTATGTATATTTTTTGTTCAAACCCTTTAAGTTTACGCAACCAACCTTTACGCCCTGCTACCTCAATAGCTTGGCAATAATTGTTAGTTGCAAATTCTTCTATTTTGTTTTGGATTGGCTCAAGCCAATTATCCAAATTGTCTCCTCCTGCGAGGACATATCGTAAGATACGTTTGCGTGGATAGTCTGCTACCTCTGTAACAACGGCACTTTCCACTTTGTCATTTTCCCAACTAATAAATAATTGAAACTTGTTTCTAATAATACCATCCAACACATCCCGTGCTGTGTACGAATCATCTAAAGCTCTTATTATTAATGGCTCTACTTGTTGCCATACATAATTAATATCTTCTCGAGGTACTTGCGTAATCATCCAATAACAACATAATCAAAAGTCTGATCTGTGTTCGATGAACTAGCGTGTGTTAGTGTTGCTGTACCACTTGCTTTTGCTGACACAAAAAGGTTAGCATGAGCTGTTGCTCCGTTTGATGTTGTTGGAGTAAATAAAATAACAGAGTTACCACCAATACGAACATCGGATAATGTTGTTGATGTTGCACTAGCTGTTAAGGTAACTGTACCTGTTGAGTTAAGTTTACCATCAATCGTATTATTTAAACTTGTTGATACAAGACGTAAATGTTGACCATGATCGGGCATGGATAAAGGAACAACGGGAAATTGGTTGTCAGCCATTATCTTTTGCCTTCGGGTCTTGCCTCAATATCAACGCCACTCATTGTATTAAAGTTTCCACTAACGGACACTCGTAAACGATGATAGCGTGATGTAGAACGTAATGGACAATCGCCACTATCTCTTGTTGATACGGCACTACCTGTACTTATCGTGTCTAACTGTGAAGACCTTGATATCGGTGTTACTGTAACTGATGTATTAGTTGTACCATCAACAATAGGGCGGCAATTAATTAATGTAGATCGTCTTCCCTCTGCCCCTTCAAACTCCGTTGTGTCAACAGTTGCATTTAATGATGTCGCAATAAATTTTCCAAACTTATTATTACTATCAAAACCTGCAAGACCAACAATACCTTCTTTATAAAAGTATGAGTCTAAAGATTTAGGAAGATTATCTAAATCGCCTAATACGTCTAAACTTTCTAATGTTGTAAATGCTTCCTGCGAGGCACTAGATATAAATTGTAAATCCATACCAGACCCCGTACTCCATTTATCAACAGCATAATTATAAATTAACAGTTTGTTATTAATGTCCGAAGTACCTGTTGAACCACTACCTCTATAAGACCAAACAACAACACTATTGTTGGGGTCAACTGCTGAACAAATACCATCTAAGTTCGATGATAGATCATCAAAAAAGAAATTATCTATACGACCATTTCCTATTGGTGCTAACTGTTGTCCACCTGTTAATTTATAAAATCCATCTTGGGATAAAAAGAATATCATGTTACCAAATGAGGCAACACTTTTCGGAGAAAATGCTCCTACATTGTCTGCTATTTTAGAAAACTGAAATACTAAAGGAGTACCAACGTAATCCATTCGGTATATTGCTCTTTCAAAAAATATAATACCAAAACTTTCGCCACCAACAACTGCTTGTAAATTACCATGTGAACCTACAATGTCTTGAAAACCAGATTGTGTTGATTGGCTTGGTGTCCATTGTGAACTATTATTAATACCAGACCACTTAACTCGTTGGTTATATGCTGTTGATGACTCTGTTGTATATCCTGCTACTACAAAATCTCTTATAACAGCAATGTATTTAGCTTTTAATGATACTAGATCACTAAATGCACTATCAACACCTTCTTCAAATTTTTGTATATTATCTGCGTGGTTAGTCGCAATAATGTTACTACCAAACTGTGTAAATGCCCAAAAGTCTCTTTCGTTTTCCGTAGTAGAATTGTTATATCCACCAGACTTTGATTTATCTTGAAAGACAAGACTACTATCCATTTGATAGAGTTTTGTTCTATCGCCTGCATAATTTGTTGAACCACTACTAGAGAATGATGTAAACAAACCAACAGCAGGATTAGTTAAACCTGTTGAACTCAATGCTTGGAAGCCCGATAAACTTTTGTATCCATCTTTTAAAGGAATAACATTATCAACCTTAATCGCACCTGTGTTTTGAAACGTAGGTAGATCAGCTTGCAAATCGCCAAACTTAATCATTTAGACCACCGATCTTGCAGACATTAATAATGGTGTTGATGAAGACCCTTTAGATGATGACTCGTTTGCTTTGCTTACTGCTTCTTTATACAAACTAGCCCATGTTTGTAATCTTTCATCTTGCATTAAAAATGGCGATGACTCTGCTAAAGAACCATATAAATATAATTCTGGGTAGTTAGTCAGTATATCGTTTGTTGTATTACTATCTGATAAAGCAGTTACAGTTTTGTAAAAATCTATTTGTAATGTTACTGCTTGATCGGGAGTTACACCTAATTTTATTTTATCGCCAACAATCGTAAAAAACGTTGGTGTACCAGATGTAACACTTGAATTATAACTACGATAAAAGTCGTGATTACTAATATAAGATAAAGTAGTAAATGGGTCACTTTGAAAAATAACACTTATTGCCTCTATAAAACCTGTTGGTACAGTATAGTTTTGTGTACCCGATACAGTTGTTGTAGATGTATCACTGTTAATCATTTCTCTAACACGCAACTCTCTATTAAGTCTTTTTTCTGTCAAAGAAATAAAATCAGGAATGTACGCAGTTAAATCATCACGATTGAGATAATTTGCTATCGTTGTTTTTAAATTTGCAAAAGTGTCTAGTGCCATTATACATTTCCTTGATATACTCTAAAGTGTCTATTGTTTGGGTCGTTTAACCATTTTTTAAAACGATCTTTGTCTATAATGCGACCTGCATTAGACATAATTCCTTTTTGTGCTAACTGTTGAACAACAATCAAAGGGATAGATGCTACTTTATACATTTTTGCATCTTGCATTCCTCTGACTTTATACAAATCATTCTTAGCCTCAAACTTATTACGTTCCAATATTGGGCTAACGTCTTGCACATCTTCAAAATGGTATTTGTTTTCTGACTCGTCAATGTGCATCCTTGTTTTAACAACATTGGTGTCATTTGGATTATCTATCCAAAGTTTTTTTGACATTATTTTTTCTTTTTCTTTTTAACTTTTTTCTTTGTATCTTCGTTAAATACAGGAGATTTTTTCATTTTCTTTTTTGCTCTTTTTTTCATTCCACGCATTGTTATATCCTCATGTTAAAATTAAATAGGAGGGGTAAACCCCCTCCTTATCCTATGACTACAATTATGCAGTTAAGTTAAATATTCCGTAGTTAGCATTTGGCGATCTTGCAGTAAGAGTCCACTCTGTTAAGAGTAGTTTCTTATCGTTGTCTCCGCTTGATGCTAAGTCTTTTGTTTGGAATGGTCTTAGGTAAGATACTTCCCACTTATCCATTTCCAAAATATCAACTCTGTTAGCTTGTTGATGTCTGTCTGGTACGAAACTTACTTCGCCAAAGTCAGACACATATACGTCAACCGCACCGATAACAGTTTTGTCATCAGCGTTTTTGTATAGTGTTGCTACACCAGAAAATGCAGATGCTAATTGTTTATGTGAAGCAGACATTAATACTACGTCTGGGTTTCCACCTAGCTCGTAACATTTTTTTAGACCTGCTTTTAACAATGCTTCTGTAAAAGTTCTGTTAGTACCACCTGCGATTGCAGTAGCTCCAGTACCTGCGGGGCTTGCACTTGGAGAACCATTAGTAGAAAAGTTTCCTGCACTTGAAGCAGTACCTGCGATGTTTCCACCATACCAAGTACCAACTGATGCTGATTCTCTAGCAGTACCAGATGAACCTGCCGCTTTTGCATTTTCTACACCGATGTTTGCAAACTCCATATCTCTTTTTAACTCTTTACCAAGTTTTGCTAATTGATATGCAAGTTCGTCTCCTCGACCTGCGTTTGTTACCGCTTGGTCAGAGCCAGACACACCTACTGTTTTAGCAGAGATTTGTGTGTAGTTATTTAGTCTTACTGTTGCCGCTCTGCTACCTAGTGTGTAGTCATCGCCTTCTTTTTGAGCATTTGCCGCCGCATTTGCTAATCCGTCTGTTTGCCACTCATGTAAAGTTTGAGCCGCCGAACCTGATGCCGCATTTGATATGAAAGGTGTTTCAGTTGGTGCTATATTGTAAATAACATCAGCCAAGTCTTCTCTTATACCAACACGATCAAAAGTTTCTACTGTATTTGTAGGTACAGCCATTTTTAACTCCTATTCGTTTTGCATCATTTCTTTCAACACCGATTGTGCGTCACGAAGTGATCCAGATTTTTTCAGTTTATTCATTCTGCGATCAATACGTTGTTTATCATTAGATGCTTCCGTCACATTAGACGCATTAGGTCGAACAATTCTAGGAGGAGTATTTACTTTTTTACCAGAGAGTTTAGTTTTCTTTAACTGATCGTATTTGTAAGCGTTAGCTAACAACATAACTGCACGATGATCTACCATCATTGCAATTTCTTGGTCAGTATAACCATTCTCTTTAGCAAAGTTTGTTAAGTTCTTAACAAATGCTTCTCTCTTTTCTTTATTCTTATAGATTGGTAATTTTTCTTCTAAGATTTGACGTTCTTTTGCAATGTAATCGTTATATACTTTCTCTTGCTCTGCTCGTTGTTCTTCTTGAAGACGTTGCTTTTCAATTTGTGCTTGTTGCAACATTTCTTTACGTCTATCTGACTCTGCTTTTTTGCGAACATACTCCGCAGGGTCATCTTGATATAAAGTTTCCCAGTCTATATTTTGTTCCTTAGTGCCTAACTGTTGTGTTAGATCATCTAGTTGTTGTGCATATTGACTTTTAGAATTTTTGACTGCTTCTAACTCTTTCGCTAAGTCACTTTGCAAAGTTTCTATTTCTCTTCGCTTGTCTCCTAGCTCCATTGTTTTCTTGGTATAGTCTGATTCCCTAGAGTAACCTTTCATAAGCTCATCGAGGGTAACTTGTTGTTTCTGTCCGTTGACAGTAATTTCGTAAAGTGTCTCTTCGCTGTTTGAAATAGTTTCTTCGTTATCTACTATGTCGTTGACGTCTATATCGTCTGGCGTAAGTTCGGTGGTGTCTTGTTGAAGATCACTTTCCTTACTTTCTGATACTTCCGTTGTAGGCTCTTCGTTCCTTGCAGTCTCGTTATTTAAAAGGGTAGCGAAAGCCTTTGCTGTTTCATCTGTTGTATAGGTTGGTTTTGAAACAGCAGATTCCTCTTGAGGCGTGTCTGCCATTGTAACTCCTTATTAAGATTATTGATTGATCTGTTTGGATGCTAGTTTACCTGTTTCCATAACAGATCGTAGTTGCACCAAAAGGACATTTAACATTTTTTTCATCATGTAAATTTTTTCTCGCCCTTCCGTGTCTCTTACAGGCGAATTAATCCATTCTAAGTCTAACTCGTCTGAAACTCTTTTTACTGCCTCTGCAAATATTTCATCTTCTAGTATTTGTTTGGCTCTATTTCCTTTTTGTATTTCTTTTTCTTTTTCCATTATCTTCCGTATCTTCTAAAAGATTCAGCCGCACTACTAGGTGGTTTTCTTGTATCTTGAATATCCATTTGCCTTTGTTGTGCCGATGTACCACCTCTACCTGTTCCATAATTAACGCCTGTTTGCGTTTGCTGTGAAACAGTTGGTAATGGTGTGCCAGAGGTAAAGGTATAACCTGTATTACCTTGTCCATCATTTGCTACTTGCTGATAAGTGTCTCCGAATACATCAGTCACAGGTTGTCCTTGAACATTTTGTGGAAGTAAACTTTCTATACCACCTGTGTTTGTATTGACATTTTTACTGCCAATATCAAAAAGAGGATTTTTATTTTTATCAAAATTACCTGTAAAATAACCTCTTCTTGTTAATTCATCTTTTATAAAATTTTTACGCATTTCATTTTGTTTACCAAACAGTAATTGAAACTGTGAAGGTAGAAACATATTACTCATTGTAACTTCTGTGCCTTTACTCGGAAGATAACCAAGAGGACTATTTTTTAAAAAACCACTTGTCATGTAATTAAGAAAATCTTCATCACTTGCATTTTTCATATCTTCAATAGACATATAAGGTCTTTCTTCTGCTCGTTCTTCTTCAAAAGATTTTCCATTATCTTGTTGGTATGATGACTGACCAAATTGTTCTATTGGCTGACACACACCATCAACTAACATATACCCTTCTGGGCAAGGGTCAGTCGGTGTATCTTCTGCGGAAAAATCTAATTGTGGATTTGGATATAACGCATCAGCAGGCAAACCTTGTTCTGTTCGTAAATCAAATAAAGGATTACGAAAGACACCTGTGTTTTGTTTAGGTGTAGGGTTCGTTAGGTAATTATCAATAATACTTTGTGCCTCTGTGCTTTGCATAAAAGGTGTCATTAATTTAATCCTTGTTCTATAATTTTAGATGCTAGTTTTTCTTTTTCTATGTTCTCTACATTTTGATCTTTAATAAGTTGAGCCGCTAGTTTCTGTTCATCTAGTTGTAATTTTTTATTTTTGATGTCTATGTCTGCCATTGCTTTTTGTCGTTGCATTTCTACTTGTTGTGCCGCTAGTTGAATTGCAGGGTCGGGTTTTTCTTGTTTAGGTGGTTGTGGGGGTACAGTAGCAGGGTTTACGAAAAACTGACTCGCATCCTTATATCCTGCATTTTCTAAAAATTTCTGTAATGTATTGTAGACATTTTGTGGAGTCACTAATGTACCCATTCCGCCTGCCTGTATTAATTTTTCTTGTACGTTAAGTACCTGTTGTAATACTTGAAGGCGTTGATCTTGATTACCTGTTCCTAATCCTACTTGTACTGTTGCATCGTATCGTGTTGTCCATTCTCTTGGATTCATTGGTACAAAGTTACCACGAAGACGAATAATACGTTCTTGATCTTGATACTCGCAAACAATCGCTAAAATATTTTTAAATATATCTTTTACTCCTTCGGCAAAGTTTCTCGCTATTAACTCAATACGTTGCGTAGAGGCTTGCATCATCTGATTAGTTGATGTTGCTGTTGTATGTGATTTATTGATGGTGTCTGGGTTTAATCCTAAATGTTGTTTTGGTACACCAGATCGTTGTTCTTTTAATTCTTCTATTTTTCCTAACATCGCTAAACCATCATTTAGAAAGTTAGGTGTTTGAAGTGGTGTTACTGCATTAGGATTTTTAACACGAACAATTCCCCCTGCTCTACTGGTTAGTAGATCATCAAGGTTTGCTTGACCATCAACAACAATCGTTCTTGCGTTGTTTTGAAAATACATATTGTCTAATGTATTTCTAAGGATAGTTGTTTTTACTAACTGTAAGTCAGCAAGTAAATCATAAAAAGATAAACCAAAGAAACGGAAAGGCATTGGAATAGCACATACCATCGCAAAAGGAATAAGCGGTATTTCTTCGTTTTCTAAAATAACGTAATTGTTATACCCACTACCACCAACAGTAATTTTTCTTAGCTCGGCAATACCATCGCCATCCATGTCAACTTTCATGTAGCACTCGGTAATTTGCACTACACGAAGTGCAGGGTCAACCATGCTAACATCCATGTCGGTTGTTTCATCATCGTAGCTACGTCTAACAATTGCTTCGGTATTATAAATTTGTTCTTCGGTAGTTGGTAAACTTTCTACTTGTTTTCTATCGTAACCCATGTCGATTAATTCAGACACAGTTTTCATTACTCGCTGTGCAATAAAATCACAATCTTGTAATGAAGTAGCTCTCTTACTAACTAAAACTTCCTCTGGGGGTACAGGGTCTATTTGTACTCGGGAATAATCTTGTACTCTTTTAACATCAACATCATACAATGTTTGAGGCATCCCCATCATATCCTCTTCTCGACTATCAACACCAATAATTTCTACTTCATTATCTATTTGTAGTGCTTGGTATTCTGCTTCTGTTAAATTTTTATAACTTTCTTTTTTCTGTTCTTTAGACGTTTTCCAATAGACTTTACAAAAACCATTTTTTTGAAGAAGAGCCGTTTTAAACATTGAGTGCAAAATGTTAAAACCATTATTGTCTTTTGTAAAAATATGATTGCAGTAATCAGAAATTTGTTCAGCGTAAGGAACGTCTTGCGGTTGGGTAGCTTCAAAGTTTACTACTTTGTCTTGTTGTGTAAACATTCGCATAAGGCTCGGGAGGATTGCCTCTACAACTTCTAATAAATCTTGACTAACAACACTAGATCGACCTTCTGTTTCATTACCAATAGGCTCGCCTAAGTAATACTTGATTGCGTCTTTGCGTTGTTCGGCTAATTCACTTGAGTAAAACCCTAAAGAGTTTTGTACTTCCTGTGAGATTAACGTCAATAATTTTGTTTTTGATAATTTTGCCATTAAATAATTCCTAAATGTGGGTACTCGATTTCTGTACTCCACTCACTTGATTGATTTTTTCCTACTGCAAAGTACCGAAAGGCATCTGCACTATGCGATGTCCAATCATGTACGGGTTTGTTTTTTGTTTCTCCTTTATCGGTGGTAGCCCATCTGTACTGACGAAGTGCGTCTAATCCGTCTTTACATTTTTCATGGTCAAACCAACAACGAGCAAGAATCATGCGTACTGCATTAATTCCGTCTTCTATACTTAACTTAGGAACAATAGCTGTTCTCAGTCCTAAACTTTGTGCAGTCTCTAGCCTTGATACCCCTGTTCCAATTTCTCGGACATTAGCATCATGCGGTAGATAATGCGTGTCATACACATAGCCTTTATCTTGCAAAGCAGAGGCATAGTATTCTAAACTCTCGCCACTCTCTTCCAAGTAATCTATAATATGAAAAGCACTTCCTTTTTGTTGGACAAACCATATAGCGGTTTTATCTGCCATTCCTAAATCCCAGAATGTATTAACCTTCATACTTTCATCGTAAGGTACTTTTGTAATTCTTTTATCATCATCCGCTTTATTTAATCCTCTTGCATAGATTGAGCCTATGGCGGAGGAGTCGAAGCTACATTCAAATTCTGCCTCGTATATTTCAGGTGGCATTAATGCTTTTGCTTCATTTAATTCCAACTCGGAAATAATGTTTGTCTCGGAAGCTTTAAATGTTTCTGCGTACCAATCGTCTTGATGATTTGCGTGATCGTATAAAGTCCAAAAGGCATTGTGTCCTTGCGGAGTACCTATGGCAATTAAGAACCCTTCTCTATCAGACAAAGCAGGTCGGACAATCTCTGTCCATAACCTCGTAGGCATTTGTGCTACCTCATCTAAGATTACCCCATCCATATACAACCCACGAAGACTGTCTGGTCTTTCACATCCTAGAAGCTGTATTCTTCCACCATTCGGTAGATCAGCTCTAAGCTCTGTTTCATGGTATTGTACGTCTGGTAAAACACTTGTATATTCTTTCAAATAATCCCAAGCGGTACGTTTCGCCATTTGGTATGTTGGAGCAATATAGTAGTATCTGGGTCTAGGAAGTCTATTCTCTAAACACTTTTTAAGTATCTCGTTAATACACAGTACAGTTTTGCCAAACCTTCGATGACAAACTAACACATTAAATCGTTGTAACTTATTGTGTACATCAACTTGATGCGGTCTTGGTTTATACGGAATTGTTATCTTCATTAAGAATATCTCGTATTCTCGCTACGTCATTGCCTTTTACTTGCCCTCTACCCATTGTCTCTGGGTAACGGGTTTTCTTCTGCATAAGATCAACCAACTCCTTAAAAGGGTCTTTTGGTTGTTTCTTTTTTACTTTTTTTTTCTTCATATTTAGCTCGTAGTCAAGTTTTTACCTTGTTTATGTCGATTAATACCAGATGTTGCCATTTTGTTCTCTAGGGGCTTAAAAAAAGCCTTAAGAGAGTTTGTTTTGGGTTAAAATCACTTCCTATTTTTATTTCTAACAGTCAATGGGGGTGGGTCTTCCTGTGTTTTGCCTGTATTTGCATTAGTTAGGCAGTAGTTAACCCTTATATTGTGCCATTTATTGCTTGTTTGTACACTTACTGTACGGATTTTGTTTGTTTATTGCTTGTTTTGTGCCAATATTAGCCCTTGTTAGTGTGCTTTATAAGAAAATGATCTGATTATTATAATATTATGTAATTAGCCCTTACAATAAGCCATTTAACCCCATTACTTACTTATACGATCTATTACTATTTATAATAGTTTAGTATTATTTCATGTGTATTTGGCATTAAAAAAGCCCTCTAATGATAAAGGGCTTAGTATATAGTTGTATATGTTATTCTTCTTTGTTTAATATTGAGCCTGTAGCCTCTCTAAATTTAACCTCATCAAACTTTGGATTATTTTCTTGTAAATAATCGCATAAGTCATTCATAAAAGTACCCTTAGTAATTACCCAAGTAAAACCTCTTCGCAAATTTGCGGCTGTTGTATTTTTCTGTATCATTTTAGCTAATTTAATATAATTTTTTCTAGTCATTGGTTTACACTCCATTTGTTAATAAATAAAGTTGTAAAGCAGTAAAGGTTTAAAGTCAATAGATAAAAATAAAAAAAGGCTATAATTAATATAGCCCCCTTTTATGTAATAATTTAGTTAGTTCTGTAAATATAATATTCTGTATCGTTTATTGTCTCT